ACGATGGCGGCCGCGGCAGCAGGGAGGAGAGCGTACCACTCCGCACCCGGATCGAGGATGCCCATATACACCCTGTCGCCGACGACGTAGTTGGTGTCGATCGTGTGGTTCGAGCTCGAGGCGCCATTGAAGTTCGACAGCTCGTTCTCGAAGGCCACGATCAGGGGCTTCTGGATGGGTGCGGCGCCAGCGGGCGGACCGACGAGATATTCGCCGTTGGCCTGCTGGATCACCGTGTGTCCTGGGGTGATGGTCCCCGCTGCATTGCCCTCGATACGAAGGGGGCGCTTCTTGAGGAAGATAGTGCGTTCGGCCATTGGAATCTCCTTTCGACCTTAGCCGTAACCCGACCTGCCGTCAGGCAGCTTGTTCGTTGGCGGGCTTGCTCCAGTTGATCTTCGGCACCGGAACGGTCTCGCTCGTGGCACCATTGGGCTGGAACCGAGGCTCCGTCGCAGAGGCGACCCCCTTGAAGGAGCCGGGCAGCAGCGACACCATGCCGTCGAGGACCTCGAGGGTCTGCGCCTTGAGGTACTCCTCGCTGAACTTGTTGCTGGCGTGAGCTCGGATCGCGGCGACCATCGAGGACTTCTGGTCCTCGTAGATCTTCATCTGCGCCCTGAGGACTTCACGAACGGCCGGCGGAGCCTGATCGATGTATTCCTGGGCCGTCAGCTCCTTGGCGGGCTGTGCGGGAGCCGGAGCGGGCTGCTGGATAACGGGCGGGTCAACCACCACGGGGGTGGGCGCACTTTCGGTCGGCATGTCTTTCTCCTGTGTGGTTTGGGGGACAATCTTCGTCTGCAACAAGACCTCCTGCGGCTCGCCGACGAATTCGACCGCGGTGCTAGAAACATTGACGCCGATCTGATAGGTCAGGAAAGCCGTCGACTCCGGGTTGAGGTTCTCGAAGACCGCTGTATTCTGCGTGAAACCCAGCAGCCATGCGTAGGTGCCGAACTTCTTCGTCAGGGCCACGGAGAGCATGTTGCGGACATCGCCGCTCATCAGGTTGGGATCGATCGTCTGCCCGACGAGATCCTCATTGGATTTGCGCCCACCGCCGTCGATGTGGGCCTGGAGGAGCTTGTCCTCCTTCGTCATGGTGAGGGCCTTGAACGTGTCGGTGAGGAGCTTCCTCAACCCACCTTGCGTTACGGGCTTGGCATCGTCTTCACACGCACACTCAACCTGGAGAGCTGGAGTGGCTGCAGGAGCAGGAGTGCTGGGCATGGCTGACCCTTTCAACAGGTTGGATTGGTTGATACGAGGGATCCCGCAACCGGAATCGATTGAGCATGCACCTATGCCGGAGGCAAGCACAGCCAGGTGATCCGGCTTGATATTCTTCCAGATTCCCGAATAGGCCTGCCCATTGAACTGACCCTTGGCTGGCTCGACGTTGGAGAAGAACCCAACGGAGACCTCGACAGGTTGCGCATTCTGGATCTTCGTGAAGGTGTCAACAAAGTCACCCCCAAGCTCTTCGACTCGAGCAGTGTCAATCCATGCTTCCATCTTGAGCTTGTCACCATCCAGCTTGGGATTCATGGTTACCCCGAACTGAAAAGCTTCAAGGGCAGCTGGAGTATTGGCCGACACGAAACCATCGGCATCCGTGGGATGATTGAGCACGAGTGGGCGATTTGCCCAGATGATAGGATTTTCCCCGAACTCGGCTGCCAGGCCTAACTCGGGAGTGGACTGGTTGGCACCGAACCGAACACCTTCCACCATGGCAACGGTGGGAACGACGAAATAATCACGACCGAGAAGCGTCTCCGTTCGACTGTTTCCACTGTCGAATTGTACCTGTATGGATCGCTGCTCTGGCACTGCCTAATGCACTCCAAATTTGTCCTTGGTCATTATGTCATTATACAATAGGTCCCAAAGGTGGGCAAGAGGGATTCTGAGGACCTAAAGGAGACCCCAGAAGAGAGCGATGAGTAGGAGGAGCACAATTCCCTCGATTACGGCACCAATCCAGACGCCCCTCCAGAATGCCTTTTCCACCGAGTCTATTGGCTTGTACCACTGTTCAGCAGGAATATCGAGGATGTGCTCCAAGTCATCTTTATATGGCTGCTGGCGTTCCCAATCGTAGGGCTTGCGCTTCATGGCTGCTGCTTCTCCTGACGCTGCAGGATCTCCTTCATTACTGCAATGTCAGACTTCATGCTAGTTAGCGTTGCATCTAGTTCGCGCCGAAGCTTGATAGCATCGTCAGCGATCTTCTCGACGTTAGTAACTCGTAGGTCAAGCTGTTCGGTCTTAGCATCGTTGCGTTCCATTCGGAGAGTCAACGATCCCACACTCTCGGTATTATAGTTCACGTCTCTTTGTAGCCCTGAAAACGTATAGCCCCACCCGATCAGTACTGCCGCGATGGCGACAATACCAATGATGAGCTGGGTATTAAGATGCCATTTGGCAGCACCATCAGTCACGTTAGGACTCCAATTGCTCCCACGTATAGGGGCCAACAATGCCATCAGGAGTTAGACCCTGAGACTTCTGGAAGTGCCTGACTGCCTTGTCTGTCGCCGGACCGAATATGCCGTCGATCTTGATCGTATAGCCGTTGGAGGACAGCATCCTCTGGAGCACCTTGACGAACTCTCCTTCAGATCCACGCTTCACGGTTGGGCGAGGCGGTATTATAGGAGGCTCATCGACAGGCACGAAAGTGTGCAGAGCCCACGGATCAGTCTGATCGAACAGTCCATTAGGATCCCCATTCGAGTCTTCGACCGAGATGTGACAGTGCCGATTGTGTGGGTTTGATCCCCTGTATGAACGCCAAGCCCAAGCCTTAGGGCCATCGTTGCCCGAACAGATCCTGGAATTCCAGATAATGTACTTGACACGCTCGTCTCTGGAGTCGATGATCCCCTGCACGATAAGACCGCAGTCTACACCGCTTGGCCTGTCGTGTGTTATATCCAGAGCGGTGACTATTCGTGTCCCTCTTTCGGGGCCCGATTGGATGATGACCCAAGGGTTGTGGTCACTCTCGCGAGACTTATGGCGCTCATCGCCGATCCATCCGTCGGACTGTCGATCGCGGTCAGGCGCGGCACCATCGATCTGGTGGAGTAGGACGTCGAGGCTCTTAGCTATGCGATAGGTCATGGTGGTGTTCCTGCGCTCCCCTGCCCCCTCTCCCTCACCGCGGGGCCGCGCCCCGCATTGGCGGGGGTCCAACCCACATTACGGAGTTAGTGGGGGCTGACGTAGAGGTTATCCTGCTGCGTGGTTAGAAATGCATGATCCTGCCAACGGAAATCTTGACCCTTCGGTCATGGACGCGTTGGGCTGATGGCGGACCTGAACTCGGAGCCGCGATATCCTCGCCTGAATCGAACGTGACTGCAGGCTTGTCGAGACCGATCATCTTGCGTGCCTCATCCACAGTTACCAAGTCCCCAAGATCCAACCCAGGTACCCCTGGATCTCCGGGGATCTCAATTCCTGGAGCGCCATCGGGACCAGGTTTGCCTGGCATCGCTGGGGTAGCTGGCGTGCCTCGCTTCATGTTCTCCATCGTCTCGATCGCCTTCGCGAAGTTAGTCGCCGAACGCGCGTGTTGTGCCGATGTTTGTGCATTTTCTAAGGGGGACATCTTGAAGCTGGTAGGCCAATCAACTGTGACCTCGATCTCCTCTTCACGAGGGAAATAGCCTGCCGCCACGAGTTTCTTGATGATCGGGAATATTACCCAGGGATTCCCCCAGGAGGCGCGCCGTTCGTCGATTCTGTCTGCCCAGTTCGCACGATCCTGTTCGGATGCAAGCTGGCCGGCTTCGGCGCCAGTCAGGATACGCTTTGGAATGCCTGTGGCCCCGCTGAGCATGTTGATGAGCATATTGAACGCGCCTGTAGGATCTGGATTATCGCTGCCAATAGCAGTAACCTTTGCTCCTCTGGTACGGATGATACGACGCTGTTGGTGCTGATACTCGTCCATTTCGGCGGATAGAGCAGCCTCATCACCTGTGTCAATCTCCATCTCCTTGTCGATGTCGATGTGCAGGCCACGGTTGCCTGTGAGCCAGAAGGTCTCTGCGGCGCCTCCGACTACCTTGAGGAGGTCGTCCAGAACGTTGTAGACCCTCTCCATACGCGGGGAGCCGTAGACAGAGTTCTCCAGACAGTTCTCAGCCATATGGATCACACGGGAGGCATGAACGTCGAACGCTCCGTTAAGATTGTCCTTCCGATTGAGGGAGGCGTTGTTAAACGCGAGGACGAACTCATTCTGCGGGAAGATCGTGTACAGCTCAGGCTTGTTGAAGTTCTCGTCCATTGCGTTCGTGTTGAAGCCCTTGACCTTCACGCACCGTTCACTGTAGGGCTGGATGTAGAGGATCTTCGGGTCCTTCTGCGTGATCGCACGCGTGTTCACAGGTAGTGAGAGATCCCGGCCATCGTTGAACCCCAGGAGCAGGAGACTGAAGCGGCCGATGCCAGCGAGCTTATCCCCACGTTCGATAGCCGACCAGAGATTGTAACGGGCGATGAGGTCATCCCACAACAAGTTCCAGCCATCACTGGTGGAGGTCACCTGCGGAGGGTTAGTCCACATCGCTAAAGCGGGGGCATCCACGATACGGGCAGCGACGTCCTGCCGAAGGTACTTCGCCATCCTATGATCGAACGTTGGATTGACCGTATATCCAAACACGTCATAGTAGTTGCGTTTCCCCTGGAACCAAGACTGAACGGCGTAGTTGATCCGGCGGAACATATCCATGCCCAGAGCATCTTGCCCGCGAAACTTGGAGGTGAGGGTGTCAGCTAGCGTCCCCATGAGACTCCTGCCTTTTCTGGTACCCTGAGGCCACCATTTCTGGTAGCGATGGTGAGATGCTCATTGTCGTTGGCGATGATGTCCGAAACCTTGTAGACCTTGCCGTTGGGCAGCATGATCAGGTCAGTCATTGGGTTCCCGTTGATGTTCTGCATCTGCTTCACGAGGTCTGTGACTTTGCGGAGCTCTACATCGTCTCCGGATTGTTCACGTCCCCAGGATGCTTTGAGAAACTTGTTGCCCGACAGGTGCGTGTATCCCGCCGAGGCAGTGTCAACCTGATCGTCATGGTCTCCAGTGGGGAATTCGTCGTACTCAGACAGCCAAGCCTCGTTCCATGGACCTTGTACAAGGAATACGCGGCGCGCTTCACAGGCTGCCAGGAAAGGCTGAGCGCGTATAAGTTTACCATCGTTGGCTGGGATCTCATTGACACGGTACCCCTTGAGAGCATTCGCACTGTACTGCTGGATGAGCAGTTTGCCGCTGGAACCAGGCTCCTTCTCAATGTTTATTGGCACACTCTGGCCATCGAGCTTTGCCGTGCTGGCAACTAGGGCCTCTACCTTGAGGGGACCGATCTGATCACGCCGGACGTCGAGGATGATCGTCATATCCCGATCTTTGCTGTACGCCATGAGGGTACCGACGATATAGTCGCCACCATCCTCAGTACAGGCCAAGTCCCAGGTCCTCTCCACTTTGAAGCCTGTGAGGTCTGGTATGGCGCTGATGAACTGGATCCAATCCCGATTTGTGAGCTTGCCAGCGTCATTTTCCGGTCGCTGCTGATATAGCGCGTTGAAGAAGAAGCTGCCGAGGACCTTCTTTGACTCCATCAGGTTAGGCTTTTGTGGCCCGTCGAGGGGGTACCGTTCCGGGAATAACGGGGCGCCGATTGGCCTGCCTAGAAGGTCACCCTCCTCCGCGATAGCCGGGATTACGATGTTTGTCCACTCGCCAGGGAAGTTCTTCAGGATCCTCCCGATGAGGTCATCATGGTGCCATCTCGTAGCCACAATGATAACCGTGGCGTTCGGCTCGAGGCGGGTAAAGGCTGTGGTTATGAACCAGTTCCAAATGTATTCCCTGTGAAGTTCGGAGAGTGACTCCTTGATCTCCTTAATATAGTCGTCAATGATGAGGACGTCAGCTCCTCGACCGGTAATAGGTCCTCCCAAACCAACGGAGCGCATGGCGCCTCCGGCGTTGGTGAGCCAGTTGTTGACACGTTGGGCGTCTTCACGGATTCGCAAGTTGAGGAGATGTTCATTGTCTTGGATGATATCCCTGATGGCACGACCGAAGTCAGTAGACAGTTCAGCTCCGTACGAGCACAGAATGAGGTTCTTCTGGCCGAAATTCTCCAAGGTCCAGATAGGAACGTTCTTCGTGATCAGTTCCGACTTGCCATGCCGAGGCGGAAGGGATATGATAATACGGCCGCCACCTTTAGCGATTGCATTCGCGACAATTGCGCTGATGTACGTCAGATGTGGCGCTGGAATGAGCTTGGGGTTGAGCTTTAAGGCTAGAGTCATCGGCGTAAGGCGATAGTTCGCCAGCAGCGACTGCAGTGCGATCTCTTCCGCCCTGGTTAGTGGATGGTTCATGCGCTTTTATCGTTGCCTTATGGGTTGGGCTCGATGTCGATGGTAGTGGTCTCCTTAGACCAATCCGGGGGTCTGTGAAGGGGACGTTGTACACGAATAAGGAGGTTTTGCACTGCCGTTAAGTCCTCGGGGGATGCCAAGAGATTGTCCATCTCCTGGGAACGATAGGTCGGGGCTTCCACGCCGGCGCCCTCTTTAGCCAGATGCTTGAAGGTCTCCGCCACGGTAGTATGTCGGGGTCCATCCATTTCTACATGCAGGCGCTCCGGGCCGGCTTTCGGCAGGCCTATAGCAACGCGTTGGATGCCCACGAGGGTGTCGGCGATCTTGATCAACTCCGTTAGAGACGTTTCGGTTTCTGCCGAGGGGTCTTCCGCGAGGTCTCTGAGCTCCTTGTCCAACTTGAGGCGGGCGAGATCTTCCACCTTGGCGAGGAACGTTTCTGCCATCGTGAAGTGGTGACCTTCGATGGTCATCATCCGCTGCTCACGCTGCTTGCGCAGGGCAGCCAGTAGGAACAGATCGTAGGCCCGAGAGCGGACGTGCCAGAAGAATACGTGACACCACTCCGCAATTTGATCTAGGGACCGTTGCGTGAGCTCTGCGATCAATGGGAGGAGGCGGATGGGGTTCGTACCGCTGCTTTTCTCAGGGAGCTCGAGGAAGGACATGAACGTCGCGAAGGCATCATCCGACTCAGCAGGCAGACGCTCCCATACAGGATGAGGCGCCCCCAGGTGGGAGATTGATGGGTAGCCATGCTCGAACGTTATGGGGAGTGTGGCAGCGTCGAGAGTAAGGGTGCGAGTCTTCTGGCTCAGTTGGAAGAT